TCATCACTATCAGATCGTGTTTGTGCATTTTCTAGCTCCTGTGCGAGTAATAGAGCATCAAGGGCAATTGCCCTCAATGCCGCGATTGTTTCCGTATGAGTGATGTTTGCTTTCACATCCTCAAGGAAATCATATAACCGTTGCGTCATGATTTGCATAGGTGTTTACCCTAGATCAGAAAGGTATTTCTGAGTCCATGTCATCGAACCCGCTACCCTGTGAGCCTCGTGGCGCTTGGCGCGGTGCTGGAGCTTGTCTCGGAGCCGGTGCGCGTTGCTGTGGTGCTTGACGTTGTTCTGATTGGTCATCTTTGCGGCCACCTTGCAACGCTACGTCAGCGACACGAACTTCGGTGCTAACCTTTTCAGCGCCTTGCTTGTCGGTATAGGTGCGCTGCGTGATGTTTCCTGTCACCGTTACGGACATGCCTTTGGTCAGGTACTGTGACAACGATTCGGCGCGTTTTCCAAATAGCTGGCAATTCCACCAGATAGTAGGCTTGTCTTTGCCCTGAGAATCTGCCACGCTAAAGTTAGCAACGGCGTCACCGTTTGGCATGTAGCGCAATTCTGCATCGCGTCCAAGTTGACCGGCTACTGTGATGTTATTCATTTTCTTTCCTTAGTGAGTTGCGTTAAATTCCTCGATGACTTGCGCGTAATATTCCCGAGCTTGTCCGACCTTCTCAATCATGCGCTTTTCTTTTTCCTCATCGCGCATTACTTTCCAGCTTGTCACCCTGTGTTTTTCGGGAATGTGCCAAAAAACGTGCATTTCTGCGGGTTCGTAGCCAATCAGGTGCTCGGGCGTATCGACTAGGCAATAGTCAACGCTCCATTCCTGAGCATCCCAAAGCATCATATAGGCCCTCATTTGCCATTCGTAGAGCTTGTCCTCGCAGTCCATAGGTAGGATGGGAAACGTGGCCGCAGACCATGAACATTTGATGTCGTGTCCGCGCTTGTTCACTTCATCAAACAAATCGCATTCCCCTGTGATGCCGTTAAGCATTCGGCGCTCTGTGTTTTTTACTAGCCAGATGCCGCGCACGTTGTTCAATAGCTGAATGGCCGTTTCCTCGCATTCAATGCCTTTTTGCATTGGTTTGCTGGAGACGTGGAAGTCAATTCCAAAAATCTCTTGAGCGGCCAATTCTCGAATGTAAGTTTTGGCACCAGTTGACAACGGGCCTTCCGCTTTGGATTTAGGCTCCGTCATCAGCTTGCCGATGCTAGAGGCTCGAAAAATCTTCATTTTGACAACACCGCTTTCTTATCATTCACTGCGGCCATAAGTGCGTCATATCCCCCGCGATTCTGAGCCTTTCGAGCCTTTGTGCTTTGTTCTTTCCATACCTTCTCCAAGCCTTCCAAGGTAAGCGAAGCCTCTACCAAGTCCAAAGCCTCCAGCACATCAAACCCGCTTTGCTTTCCTTCTGATTGCGTCATGTTCAGACCATCATGCTCGATGATCTCAAGCGCTGCAACCCACAAATAGCGGCGAAGGTATGTTTGTACTGCCCCGAGGTTTTGGACAGCGTGGCACCCCTTTAAATTGGCCTCAGACATGGGCGAAGTGATAACAATGGTTTCTTCTGGCTTGTCATTGTTTACGATGGTCATAGAAGCCACATCGCCAAAGCTGATAACAGATGTCAAACCGTGCTCTGCAAACACCGACAGCGCAGGGATAACGAAGTCGCCAAGCTCGAAATAATCATAGCCTGCAAAATTGTTGTGCCCTGACTTTTTCAGGGGTTTGGAGTGAAATGCAGACCGCGCTGCATTCAGTTTTTGATAGACGTTCATTTCCACACCTTGTAAGCACGTTTCAGAGAGTTAAGCACCGTAAATCCGGCGCGGCGGTAAATCAAATATTGACGGATGTATTTCATTTCTTAAGCCCTCGCCATTGTTTCAAAAGACGCATTGGCAAAACTTTACGACATTTAGCTTTTACACAATCAAAGTTCCCATACATCCAGTCTTCTCCGTCAAACTCATTGAAGAAAAATGTTCCATCTGGCACCATTGTTTGATAGACGCCTTTCCGCACAGGCTTTACTTCTGCCGGAAACCAATCTGTTAATTTTTGATCTTTCATGCTCCCTCCCGCATTTCCAGTTCTTCCAAATTCTGCGCAACAAAGCAAGCCTGCACAGTTTCCTTGTAAGCCTGCACTAATGGGCATGTGCTTTTTTCCAGCATGGCAATAAACGCATTCATAGCCGCAGTTTCTTGAGCGTAGTCCTCAAACACTTCACGCATGGGGTATCGGGACAGCTTGCCGCCGATGTTGTTGCGGTAGCTGATGTGCGGCAGGCTCAAAGACTCAAAAGGTACTTTGCCAATCGCTGCGAATGCTTGGTTGATGGTGTCTAGGTGGTGGCTCATTTAGTCGCTCCGGTTTGTTGATGGATGAATTGTCTAGCATAAATAAATGCTTGCATATAGGTGTTTACCCTAGTGCCAATTCACAAAAATCTATGCAATGATTCAAGCCTCTTTAACCACGGAGCGACTATGAAACTTAACGAACGACTTAGACACATGCTGACCGCAATCGCGCAGTCACCACGCCGCGCATCGTACTTTACGCACAGAGACTACAACGCGCCATTGAACCCCGGAGTGCTTCAGGGCTGGCTAGACAAGCTGACAAGCGCTGGCTATTGCTTTGAAGCTGAGAGCGCATTCCACATCACCGCACTAGGCCGTAAAGCACTAGACCAGAAAGACGTTGCACAGGTTAGAAAGCACATCGGCACAGGGACGTATCGAACCGATTTAGACCAGTATTACAGGCCTGGTTCAGATCATTCTCACATTAAGAGCAGAGGGGATAGGTGTTAATCTATGGACTACGAAACATTTTTACGAAGTAAGACGCACAGCACCGGGGACTATGGTTTTGAAGCCGTCTGGATGCCTGATTGCGCCTTTGACTTCCAAAAGCACATCATTGCGAAAGCAGTCAGGAAGGGCCGCATTGGGATGTTTGCCGACACCGGGCTAGGCAAGACCCTAATGCAGGTTGCAATCGCTGAAAACATCATTCGGCACACTAATAAGCGGGTGTTGATTCTCACGCCTTTGGCGGTGGCTTTCCAGTTCATTGACGAAGCTACCCGAATAGGTGTTGATGACATTGCCCACAGCAAAGACGGGACGCTTACCAAGAAAATCACGGTTTGCAACTATGAACGGCTGCACCTGTTGAATCCTGATGACTTTGTGTGCGTCATGCTGGATGAATCATCTATCCTGAAAAACTTTGCAGGTAAAACACGGGACGCTATTGTCGCGTTTATTAAGCGCGTGCCATATCGGTTTTTGTCTACCGCTACCCCTAGCCCTAACGACTTCATTGAGCTTGGCAATAGCTCGGAGGCGCTGGGTTACATGGGTTATATGGACATGCTTACCAAGTTCTTTAAATCGAACCAAAACAGCGTAGATAGCAACAATCGCAACATCGGAGAAAAGTTTTACCTAAAGCCACATGCAGAGCGTGACTTTTTCGCATGGGTCAACCAGTGGTCTGTGATGGTCAAAAAGCCATCAGATATCGGTTTCTCTGATGATGGATATGGTTTGCCAGCTTTGCACGTAAAAAAGCACATGGTAAGGAATAGCAATACTTGGTGCATTGATGGACAAGACAATCTATTCGCAATGCCAGCCGCAACAATGACAGAAGTTCGGGAAGAGCAAAAGCTAACCGTACATGAGCGATGCGAGCAAGCGGTAAAACTTGCATGGGGCAAAACTTCTGTTTACTGGTGCAATCTGAACGAAGAGAGCGATTTGCTTGCAAGGCTTGACCCTCAAGCGGTAGAGATCATTGGTGGTATGTCTATCGACAAAAAAGAGGAAATTCTTGTCGCATTTGCTAGAGGCGAGATTGACCGGCTTATCACCAAGGCCAGGATGACCAGCATGGGCCTGAACTGGCAGCACTGTAACCATACGGTATTTTTCCCAACATGGAGCTATGAGCAGTATTACCAAGCAATCCGGCGTTTCTGGCGTTTTGGCCAGAAGTCCGAAGTCGTGTGCGATATGGTTATCAGCGAAGGACAAGCGCGGGTACTTGAAGCGCTAGAGCAAAAGACACAAAAGGCCATAGAGCTATACGGAAACCTTGTAGCCGCAGCAAACCGAGATTTTAGTTTCTCCACAAAGCAATTTACCAAAACTGTTCAACTACCCGAGTTCCTCAAATGAAAACCAAAGACCAAATCATTACGCCTCAATACGCAATTTATAACTCCGATTGCATGGAGGTATTGCCAACACTGCCGGATAACTCTATCGACCTGTCTGTGTACTCCCCACCATTTGCCGGGCTGTATAACTACAGTTCTAGCGAGCGAGATTTTTCCAACTGCGAAAGCAAAGAGCAATTTTTAGAGCAATACGAGTTCCTGATTGCCCACATTGCTCGAGTGACAAAGCCAGGTCGCATTACCGCAGTGCATTGCACTGACGTTTTCGACAACTCTTGCCGCCTTTGGGACTTCCCACATGAAATCATCCGACTGCATGAAAAATACGGGTTTCAGTACCGCAACCGAATCACTATTTGGAAAGAGCCTTTAAAGGTTCGAATGAGGACTATGGTCAAGAGCCTTATGCACAAATTGATCGTAGAGGACTCTACGCAGTGCTTTACCGCCATGCCTGACTACATGCTTATTCTCACAAAGAAGGGCGATAGTGAGGTGCCAGTTACTCACCCGCATGGACTGAAGCATTACTTTGGAGAAACTCCAATTTTGCCTAACATTCTCCGGGCTTTTAACAATGCAAACGAAACCAAGTTCACTGAGGAAGAATTGTGGGCATACCTGCAAAGCAATTTTGCTGACCACAAAGACCCCAAGAGCAACAAATTGTCGCACTACATCTGGCAGCGATACGCCTCCAGTGTTTGGGATGACATTCGCATTGACAACGTGTTGCCCTTCCGCGATTCACGCGAGGAAGACGACGAAAAGCACGTCCACCCGCTGCAACTAGACGTAATTGACCGCATTGTGGAACTTTACAGCAATGAAGGCGAAGTCGTTCTGACTCCATTCATGGGCGTTGGTTCCGAGGTTTATAGCCCCGTTTCTATGGGCCGCAAAGCCATTGGCATTGAGCTGAAAGACAGCTATTTCAAACAGGCCAAGATCAACCTTGAACTGGCGTCCAAGCGGTTTGAAACCGGTCAAGTGTTCAAGCAAGAATCACTGATCGAAATGGAAGAAATGGAATGAAAGCCTACCGCCCTGAAAAGCGGTTAGAGCGTGGGGAATACCTTTCCCGCGCTCGTTCTATGGCCCCTCGGGGCCAAGACTTACCGCAAACCAAGCTGCTAGACCTAGACATCGTTTCAATCCGAAGCGCCGCAAAACAACGCGAGAGCTTGAAAAAGCACATACGCGAGAACCTGAGCAATGAAGCATTGGCGAAACAATACGGGGTACACGTTCGGACTATCGAAAAGTGTCTAGCGTATGAAACAGGCAGTCATATCCCATGAAATGCGTTCGATGCGGCAAAGAAATGGACAAAGCCGCCGCATGGGTGGGCGCGTATCCTATTGGGCCTAAGTGCCTAGAGAAAATGGACGGTAAACGGCTGGCAGTCCATGTGAAGGTAGTCAAGAGTGAACAGCCTGATTTATTTGGAGATCAAGATGAGTTATTCACAAACAGAAATGAAAGTAGTCCAATGGGGCGAGGCTAGAGGCATCGTTCAAAACTCCAACAACATGGCGCAAGCCATTAAAACGCTGGAGGAAGTGACAGAGCTAATCGAAGCCATCCACAAAGGAGACAGAGCCGCACAGATTGACGCATACGGCGATATTCTGGTTACTCTGATTATCGGATGCGCTACGGCTGACTTAGACCTTGTAACCTGCCTAGACGCTGCCTATGAGCAGATCAAAGACCGCAAAGGATACTTGGATGCTCAAGGTGTTTTCCATAAGGTGACAGCATGAAGTGTTATCACCAATGGGGCGCTTATTGGACTGGCGGAATTCTTGCCGGTATGCGTTGTGCAAAATGTGGAAAGGTCAAGCCATCATGAAAACCACCCAAGGTCGCAAACTGATCGCCCTGCTTAAAAAGCGCGGTATGTCTACTCTTGAGCTGCAACAGGCGGGGCTTTCTACCTGCCCATGGAAGCGCATTAGCGAGCAGCTAACCCGCAACGAGGAGCTAACCAAATCCAAGCGTTACCCCGATAACGGGCGCTGGTTTTATGTCTATCGGGTAGTGACTCGCAAGCTCTGATCGGTTAAAATATCACCACAGAACCCGTCTAGCTAGGAAGTCATGAGCCTAGCGAAAAGTGAACCCTGCACCTGACGGCAGTTCTTTTTCCAAGGGTGCACAGGCAAGCAATGCACTACTATCAATTTAATATTGGTGACTATAAAAGTCACACAGAGCATCTTTCTGAAATGGAAGATTTGGCCTATCGACGTTTGCTCGATTGGTACTACCTACACGAAACCCCTATCCCGCTAGACATTGGCGAAACATCACGCCAGATTCGCATGCGTTCGCATACCGATTGCATTGCGACCGTACTGCAAGAGTATTTCATTCGCACTGGAGACGGATGGACACATGGTCGAGCAGACAAGGAAATAGCCAAAACAGGCGAGAAGTCTGCCAAAGCTGCCGAAAGTGCAAAAAAACGATGGGACAAGGAAGCGAAGGCAATGCGAACGCATAGCGAATGCAATGCTACACATAACACATTACCCATAACACAAGACACAGAACACAATTCTGTAGCTAAAGCTACAGGCGCAAAAGCGCCGCTTACTCCCGATGAGATTATTTTTGGATATGGGGTTCCCTTGTTAACCAATGCCGGAACACCTGATAAGCAGGCTAGATCGTTCTTAGGTGGGCTTCGTAAGTCTCACGGGGACGATGCATTGGTAAACGCTTTACGGGATTGTGTGAAGGCAAAGCCCTTGCAGCCTTTGGAATGGTTGGCAAAAGCACTGCCGCCATTAGGTGCGCCATCAAGGAAAAACAAGCAAGAGTTGCTAGAGGATAAGGGACGTTCAATTGCTGCTGAATGGGCAGCTCAAGGAGATGTTTATGAAGCCAAGTGATAAATCGCAATTTAGCCAACTGCTGGCCGATGTGATGGCCTACTACACGAAAGACCTTAGCCGGTTTACTTTAGATTTGTGGTGGGATGCTTGCAAGTCTTTTGATTTTGAGCAGATTGCCAAGGCCATGAACCAGCATGCAAAGGACGCGGAGCGCGGGGTTTATGCGCCAAAGGTTGCGGACATTGTGCGACAGCTTGAGGGCACTTCCACTGACCGCGCTGGAATTGCATGGGGCAAGGTTCTAGGGGCTATCAGTGCTGTAGGAGCCTATCAGGATGTTATTTTTGATGACCCTGCTATCCATGCCGCTATTGTTGATTGTGGAGGCTGGACTAAGGTTTGCCGTGGTGAACTGGCTGAACTTAGCTACTTGCAGCACCGATTCTGCCAAGCCCACAAGACGTACACAGAGCGCCGCGAGTTTGAATACCCTAAGCAGCTAAGTGGTGACCGTTCACCCGATTCTGAGTATCTGAAATACGGGCGACCATTGCCACGGCCTGCACTGGTTGGAGACGTTGAGAAGGCAAAGCGCGTATTGATGGAAGGCGGTGAAGGTGGGCCAAAGATCGCTTTTAACGTGTCCGAGCAGGCGCTTAAATTGATTGATGCAAGGGTACTCCAATGAACCACCCCGAAGCCCATAACCTACTAGACCAACGCAAAGCAGGCGCAGACCTACCCGCGCATGTGGTCAATCAAGCGCTATTCCTGACCGGAGACCTGAGCGAAAACGAGTTACTAAGGGTTTCCCCTAATACCCAACATAACAAAACTAACAATAATCGGAATCTTCCTAACGGTAATTGGACTGTCTAGGCTAATCGGAAAAATCTT